ACAACTGCTGAGATTAACTTTAATGTTCAAGCAATTGACGCTTCATCATTCAATAGTTATCTTGTAAATAATAGAAGCACGATTGAGGGTATCATCAATTCATCTTTGGCTACGAATGGTTCAGTGCGTAGAACTATCAAACAGACTATCTAATGGCATTAACTAATTTATCGTCTGACTTGCTTAATGGTCACAGCCATATTCAAGTCGAAGAATTTATGAAGCAAGGTAACGCGCTTCAATTTAACTCTGGCAAAAACCAACGAGTTGTCAGAAACACACTTCCATCAATTGAATTAACGATCAGTTATAAGAACATTGATAAGACTAAATTTGATAATCTTAAGTCAGCTTATGAAATAAATCATTCTAATACGTTTGAATTATCTAATACAAGCCAAGAAACACTATCAGAAATAGACGCAAGATATAAATATATAGCAGGTTCTAACGCTTCAACTTATGCCTTTAGAGAGTTTAAATTCTCTGTTCGTGTTGATTTAAAATATACTGGCACGATCAAGCTAATATCAAGCGTGTTCTTTGATTATCCAGAATATCAAGACTTATTTACTCAAGCATCAAGCTATTCACCAGTAACAACAGCTGACACAGGATTCATTACGTTAATGGAAACAGCAACGCCGTATCAAGTGAACTATGAGTATCTATCAACGTCATTATTTTCTAATATTGGACAATCAGCCAGACACATTAAAGATAGGGGTGGACTGCGTAAGAAATGGACGTTATCGTGGTTATTATCTGAAACTGTATTCTTAGCATTGCTGAAGTTCTATCGTATGCGTGGTGGCATTATGAGTGACTTCGGTATGCCAGATAGTGGCGTTATATTGACTGAGTATTTAAAAACTGAAGCTGGTTATTTTATAACAACTGAAGCTGGCGATAAGCTAATTACTGAGGGTGCGGGCGCTATTACTAAAGCTATATTTATGAAAGATTCGTTTAAATATGATAGAAATATAAACGGCTTGTATTCTTGTAGAGCAGATATTGTAGAGGTATTATGAGTAAAAATTTAAGTAATTATGTAAGGTCTGATGATGCGTTTGCTATCATTCACTTGTTTGAATTTGATATGTATGATTTTGAGGGTAATTTAGATGAGGTGCTTAGATTTACTGACCACGAAATGTTTGTTAAATACAATACTAACGATTACACGCCTTTGTCTATTACGTTTGATAGATTGAATGAAGATTTTAGTATGTCATCTGACTCGGTAAGCTTATCCATTGATAATATTAATGGTGAACTAACAAGGGAAGCATTAGCATCTGAATGGCGAAACAATAAGGCACGAATTATTAGATTTATCTATACGCCCAATGCTCAAAGCGATGGCGCTGATTATTATGATTACGGTATTATTCATTCTGAAGATATTAATAATTATCCTTACATTCATATGGACGATTTTATTACTGCTCAAACTACTGATGCTTATTATCTATTTAATGGCGTAATTGATACATTTAGTGCGACTGAACAAGCATTAACGGCTACACTAACAACGCCGTTTGTTCATTGGAACAAACCATACCCATCAAGAACGTATAATCAAAATGAATTTACATCTATTGTTGGCGCTATGAGCGATATGGTTTACTGGGGCAGACAGAATATTGTTTAATAAGGGGTTAATATGGGTATAGGTAACATTTTCAAAGCTATTGCTGGAATAGCATTAGTTTGGTATGCTCCACAACTTGCTATTATGGCGACTGGAGCAATGGGCGTTGGCGCTTCGGCTCTTGCTTTTTATGCTACAACTGCCGCGATTACATTAGTCGGCGCTTCTATATCTGGCTCGGCATTAGCACCATCAATGGGTGATATGTTTGGCTCTGATTCATACGCTGGTCAAAAGCTAAAGACAACCAAGGATAATTATTCACCAGTATCAATTGTCTATGGTGAAAATAGACTTGCGGGAAATATCATTTGGCAAACAACTAATAGCGCTGTTAATAATGATAATTCTGCAAATGGCTACAATCGTGATTACTGGTCAATTATTGCGCTTACTGGTCACACCATTGAAGATGTATTAAAGATTTATGCCAATGATAAGACATTAGATGTATCTGGTACTTATTCCGATAGGTACGCAAATGAATATACACACTTGCAATGGCACAATGCTAATACAGTGCGTGAGCCGATTAATGATATTGAGTTCGTCAAAGACAACACATATGCTAATGACGCATTTACAACGATCACTGGATATTCAGTTGGCGAGGCTAATTTAACCTTATCAACTGGTGATACTTCAGCTAATAGAGATAATCTACTTGATGATGATGACGCTACATATTGGTTAACGTCTAATTCTAACGGTCTTGGTGAATATGTGAGTATTGATATGGGTGCTACTGCTTATGCCTCGTCAATGGAGCTTACACTGGCTCACAACGTAGATACTGGGCGTGAGGTTGGTACAAGCTGGACGATTCAATATTCAGATAATAATACAACGTGGACTAATGCTAATTCTGGTGATGACTATTCATTTAGCAAAGACGAAATAATTACAATTAATGTAGATCACGCTGAAACTCATAGATATTGGCGCATACAGTTTGACGCATTATGGGAAGTTTTAGATAATGGCAATTTATCATCAAAGCAGTTAAGAATTTACAGCTTCAAAATCAATACTAACATCAACTCGGTAATTGAAGTTCCAAAAGATGTGGCATATTTAGCTGTTCACCAAGTATTTGATGCTCAAGACAATAAGAATACTGAGTTTGATAATTTAACCGTTGAGTTAAAGGGTAAGAAGATAAGAGTGTTAGCCAGTGCGACTACTTACTATACAAACCCGATATATTCAAACAACCCAGCCGAGATTATCTTAGATTTGTTGCGTGATACCTTGTCTATTGCTGATGCTGATATTGATTATTCGTCAATATGGGATGCTAAACAGATTTGCGAGGATAATGAATGGACGTGTAATTTAGCAGTCGTTCAACAAGCTAATATTCAATCAGTTATTCAAGATGTATTAGGCACGTTTAGAGGTCAGATTGTTCATTCTGGCACACAATGGAAGTTAAAAGTAAACAGCAAAGAAACAGCTATTGACGATATTTTAGATGATGATGATTTTATTAGTAATTCATTAAGCGTTTCAATGCGTGGTAATACTGAGATAGCTAACAAGATTATATTCAAATATATCAATCCACAAGACAACTGGCTATCAGCACAAGTAATGGTTGAAGATACTGATTTACAAACGTGGGATGGTCAAACCATTGAGAAAATTCTTGATGTTAAAGGTGTTACTAATACCGCTCAAGCTAAAGAATTAACGCAAATTGCCTTAAATACAATGCGTTATAGTGAGGGTTTACATAATGGTGGCGAGTTTGTTATTGGTAAAATCTACGCAATCAAGACTGCTGGCACGACTGACTTTACGTTAATTGGCTCTGCTGATAACAATGTTGGCACGGTATTCACAGCAACTGGTGCTGGTACTGGAGATGGTACGGCTTTATATAGGCTGAAACAAACACCATTGGCATTATCATTCGCCACGACTGTTAAGAACGCCCATTTAGAAGTGGGCGATGTTATTACTATACAATCTGATTTACTTGATAGAGATAGGGAGTTTGTTATTCTATCTGTTGAAACAGATCAAAGCGGATTAGTACAAATCTCAACAAGGGAATATTGCGAAACGCACTTTAGAAACACAGACGGTAATTATGTGATATGATTACCACAACTTATTAAACCGATAATAAATTAGGAAGAATTATGTCAGACAAGAAAATTAGTGAATTAACCGCATTAACCGCACCAGATGGAGCAGAAGAATTAGTTGTTAATGATAGTGGAACGAGCAAGAAAATAACCCAAACCAACTTACTGAGTACGGCACTACCTCTAGCTGGTGGTACTATGACTGGTACTGTCGCAGGCTTCACCTCAACAGGTATTGATGATAACGCTACGAGTACAGCTATTACTATTGGTAGTGATGAAAGAGTTACTATTGACTCTACTGCGGGTACTGACACTCTTACACTAAATAGAAATGGCGGCACTAATGGTTGGGTAACGATGGGCTTCCCTTCTGCAAAATTTGAGGTAGATGTAAAATCTGCTATGAAGGTTGCTATTGATGGGACACAGAAACTATATATACACTCTGGTGGTTTGGCATTCAACGATGACACAGCAGCAGCTAATTCTTTAGATGACTATGAGACTGGTACTAGGACAGCATCATCGGTAGGTGGTATAACCGCAACTACAAATACAGTCACAGGCTCTTACACAAAAATAGGTAGATTTGTAACCGAACACATTATTGTCACAATTACTGGTAAGTCATCAGGTACTGGAAACCCATATATCAATCTTACGTTCACCCCATCTGGCAGTATGCCGAGTACGTATATGCAGGGTGGTAGTCTAGGTAGAAATTCTATTGTATCATCAGTTCACCACTTTGGTGTATATGGTGCTGGTGCGGTAGTTTATGCTAACACTATAGGTGGTAGTTATATAGGACACGCATCTTGGAGTGACGGTGTTCTTGGTTTTACTGTGATATACGAAACAGCATAATGAAAACTTGCTCTAAATGCTCAACACACAAACCTCTAGCTGAGTTCTATAAACGCTCAGATACAGGTAAGCCACATTCGTGGTGTAAGACGTGTAAGCATCAATCAGGTAAGCAATGGAATGCTAAGAACAAAGCAAAGCACTCAGAGATAAATGCGGCTTGGTATGTTGATAATAAAGACAAGCACTTAGAGAACAGTAAGATTTGGTATCAGGCTAATAAGTCTCGTAAGTTAGAGACAACCACAGCACGAGAGAAACGCTGTGTATTAGCAACACCTGTATGGGCTGATAGAGAACTGATTAAAGAGTTATATGCTCTGGCTCAGAAGCTAACAGAACAGACAGGGATACCGCACGAGGTTGACCATATAATCCCACTACAAGGTAAAGAGGTATGTGGGTTTCATTTGGAAGACAACTTACAGGTTATTACTCAAGCTGAGAATAGACGTAAGTCAAACAAGATGCTATGTTCGGATGAACGTAGTGGACACTTAAATTAACAGGAGAAACAAAATGGCTTTAACAAAGAAAACGGTAGTAGATAAAGTAGAAGTAGTTGGTGAACACAAGATGGTACAGTGTCGTGAAGCTACTTGGGTAGAAGATAACGGTG